ATAGGGCACTCTGTATCGCAGTCACTCTTTCGTGTGGGTTCAATTCTTCGTTGCCTGCACTACTTTTGAGCAACAAAAGCTGGGTAGTACTTTCTGCATTATAACGCAATAAATACTCACCCCAACTATATGCTGCCACCAATAAGGCAGATTCTACGAACATGTGTCTCTTGTTCATAAACACATTATCATACATTTCTAAAGCCTCTCTAGTTATACAAACAGCTTCCCCTCTTAGCAGGTGTGGGAATATGGCTCTTTTAAGCCCAAGCTGTGGTAGTGCAATTCCTCTATCTAGATTTGTCCACCAATGGCTCTCCACGGTCTCTGTACTAGGTTGTGAGACCCAGTCTTTTAGCAGGATTATTGCATTGTAAAATTCCTGGTGCCACCTGTGAGTAGTTATTAACTTTTTAAGACAGTTTAATACTTCTGTCTCTCTTATATTGTCTGCATTACCCCCAGGACCAGGCGCGTTGAAAGCTACGACCCTATTACCTGCCTGCATCATGGTAAATTCCTGATCTACCAAGAAAGGTGTATTACGTATATTTCCTTGTAAAGACCATTCGAGTATTGACATTTCACGCTCTGTCAAGCCTGTACAATCTACGAATCCATCCCTATTAGTTAACATGGCAATGACCTCGTCTTTGTCTGGTATTACATTTTTCGTAGCTGTAATAATTGGTAGCATTGGTGCCGATATACCATTAACTTCTTGTGGAACCAAAAACTTATTATGGATGAAGTCTAAGTGATCCCCGAAGCAATTACCTGATCTAGAATGCCCATCATTGTACTCATACATTTTCCAGTATTTGAGAGTTAATTCCAAGCCTTCTACTTGTCTAGGATCTAGGGTTTTAGCATTGATAGCTGTAACCAAGTCTTGATTCAAATCATTCAAATATCGCTTAATTTCTAACATATATGACAGGCTGTCACGATACATACAAGATACTCCCGTTATGCCTTTAGTTATTAGGTAAGTTCTAAACCCATCAAAGATTAAGTCTTCTGTCAAACCATACCATGACACTAGAACATCAGCTCCAATAACAATTCTCATAGTATGTACATTCATACGATTTGCAATCACCATCTTATAATACTTCAGTAGAAAGCAGAAAATCAAGGCAGTAGAGTTGTCGTAAAACTGATTGGTCAGTGCAGCTTCAATAAAGTTATTAAGCCGCTGC